ATATAAAATCAGAAATTGATGATGTGACACAAAGTATACGTGACTTAACAGAAGAAATTACTCTTACAAAGAGAAGTATTAGAGACACATATTTTAAAGAGCATTACACATATTATTCTGTTGGAGAAAATCAATCTCCTGAGGTAGCTGAGCAAAACGCTACAGAATTTACAAATAATAATATTGAGGATATTTATGCAGAAGATACAAGTTTACAAAACTTAATTAATGAAAAAAATGCACAACAAAGTCATTTAGATGAAATTACACAACTTTATGAAACTGCGAAAGAAACAGCAAATGGTTTAAAACCTGATTTAAATCAAGGACAAACACAAGCATTAGCAGAATTGGACCGAATAATATTATTACAAAGAGGAAAAGTAAATACTACACAAATACAAATAAAAAGTGAAGTAGATAAAATTGAAGGGTCTGGTAATTTAAGAGATGAGTTGATTCAAATTGAAGATAACATTGTTAGATTGCAAGTATTAGTTGAAAATCCAGGAAATCAATTTCTCACTGCTCTACAACTTCTTGAAGCACAATGGAAAGAAGAACAAGCAATTTTAGAACAAATACAAAAAGAAGCTAGAAAAAAATTAGCAAATTATAAGTCACTTTATGATATGTTGGAGTCAGAAGGTGTTGAAGTTGAAAAGTATGCTTCTGGAAAATTAGAAAAAATAACAAACAATTTAACACCTAATAGTCAATTAACAATTAATGATTTTAATTTTATTGGAACTAGTCCTGATATGAAAGGAAATGATCATTGGGAAAGAGTGTTGAAGGAGTTAGTAATAACAAATCCAGATAGAGTATCAACAAATAATATTCCATCTATTAATATTGAAGACATGGATGATTTGACAGATGAAGAAAGTGATAAGGCGGTTAAATTGCTCAGTCAAAGAGTTAAAATGGATTTAACAGGAATGGACCCAAAAATGGTTGCATTTTTTCGAGATCAATTGGATGGTTATATGTATTTGGAAACATGGAAAGGTGAAAGTGGTGATTCTTTGCCCGCACCAAGATACTGTACCGTGGGAGCTGTTGAAGATAATCAAGATGGTCCTGATGGAACATCAACTGATCCAAAAATACAAAAAGGTGTATATCCACATTGGAACCATTATACATTAGAAGATTTTATTCCTCAATTGAGAACAGTTTTGACTTATATTGTTGATCAAGTTGAAAAATTGCAAGCATTGGGTGAAGATATTATAGCATTTATTGATAGAATTATTAAGTTTATTGAAGAAGAAGTGATTGATAGATTGGATAGATTAATTAAAAAAATGGAAGAATTAGTTAATTTATTAAAATTGGGAGTTGTTGATGCGGGTATTTATTTTCTATATGTCCCACTTGATGGTTCTACAGATGGGGGTAAAGGCATGGAGAGAATTAGAAAAAAATTAGTAAATTCAAAAAATAAACCACCAGACAATATCGATTATACTTGGTCTTTGACTCTCTTAGCTGGAACTGCGAGTGGAGCGGCGACAATGAAAATCATAGAAAAAATAGGTGGAGTAAAAGAAACGGAAGAATAAGGTATAAATATTAGTATGGCTTATAGAGAATCATCATTACAGAGAGATTGGGATTTAGAGGTAAAAGAAGAAGCAGTCACTAGAAGATTAACAAATGATCTTCGTGACCTTTCTTTATCTTTTGCATCAGCCCCAGGTTTAGGAAACACCGATGTTGTTATAAAAAATACAGAGGGAACAATAGTTCAGGGTGTTAAATTATTGTTAAAAACAAAACCAGGAGAGATACCTTTTCAACCACAATTTTTTACAGATTTGCAATCTTTTCTATTTGAGCATGTAAATGAGGTTACTGCACAAGGAATGAAAAAAGTTATAGAAGATTCAATAACAGAAAATTGTAGTGATTTTTTAGATTTAAAAAATGTTGATATTGTACCAGACGCAGATAATAACAGATATAGTATAACAATTTTTGTTAGTGAAAAACAAAGTCGCGAAGTAATTCAGATAACAGAATTTTTAGAAATAGAGTAATATGGCTACAGTAAATAATAAACTAGATGTAACTGATTTAGATTTTGATCAGATAAAAAATAACCTAAAATCATTTTTGGGAAATCAATCAACTTTTGCTGGATATGATTTTAGTGCATCAGGATTAAATCAAATATTAAATCTTTTAGCATATAATACTCATTATAATGCTTATTATATGAATATGCTTGCTAGCGAAATGTTTATGGATACCGCATCAATTAGATCATCAGTAGTATCAAAAGCTAAACTGTTAAATTACACACCAAGATCAATGACAGGATCAACAGCAACACTCCAATTATCAGTTTCACCAGGAGACACACCAAGTTCATTAATTGTTGATAAGTATACAAAATTTGGGACAAATGTTAATGGAAAATCGTTGACATTTTGTACAACAGATTCTACAGAAATTTTGAGAAGTTTGTCTGGGACATATATTTCAAATATTCAAGTCAAAGAAGGATATCCTGTTACTTTTACGTTCACAAAAGACTCAACAGATCCAGAACAAAGATTTATTATACCAAGTTCTAATGTTGACATTTCAACAATTGAAGTTACAATAAAACCGTCAGGAAATGATTCTTCATTATACATTTATGAAAAGGCGGGAGATTTTACTGAAACAAAAGCTTTAGCTAATGTTTATTTTTGTTCTGAATCTTCAAATGGAAGATATGAAATAGAATTTGGCGATGGAAATGTTGGTAGAGCATTAACAGATGGAAATGTTGTGCAGATAAAAGCATTAATTACAAATGGTGAAGATGGCAATGGGGCATTTTCATTTAATCCAATAGATGCAGTCGGGGGATATTCTAATTTTTCAATAACAACTCTTACTGAATCATTTGGTGGTGCATCTAGGGAGTCAATGGATTCTATTAAATTTAATGCACCAAAGGTATTTTCAGCACAAAAAAGAGCAGTCACCGCTGAAGATTATAAAGCTTTAGTTTATGCTAATTTTCCTGAAGCAGATAGTATTCAGACATGGGGAGGTGAAACAGAACCTTCACCTGTTTATGGTAGAGTTTACCTTTGTATAAAACCAAAAAGTGCAGATTATTTAACAACTGCACAAAAAAATACTGTTGTATCTTTACTGTCAGAAAGAAAAATTTTATCAATTACTCCTGAAGTTGTTGACCCAATCATTTATAAAATTGCTTTGGTAAGTAAAATAAAATTTGATTCTGCACAAACAAATCTAAAATCAGCTGATTTAATAAAAATGGTTAGATCTAAAATTTTAAGTTATGGTAAACAAGAATTGGGAACATTTGACAGTAATTTTAAATATTCAAAATTATTAAGGTTAATTGATAATACGCATAGTTCAATCACAAATAGTTTATTGTCTGTTAAATTGTATACAGAGTTTACTCCACAATTAACAAATGCAATTAATTACACATTCAGATTTAACAATAGAATCAATCACCCATTTGATGGATATGAGGGAGCAGTAACTAGTTCTTCTTTTTCTTTTGCAAGTTCTACAGGAACAGTATATTCTGGATGTAAACTTGAAGATAACAATGGAACTATTAGAGTTTATAGAATGCAATCTACAACAAAATATATTGTTAATTCAAATGTTGGGACAGTAAATTATTCATCAGGTGTATTGACGTTGACTGCATTTCAACCTTCTGCATTAATTAATAATAGTATTAGTTTATATTTTGAACCAGAAGAAAGTGATGTTGCACCAGTAAAGCAACAAATTTTTAAAATTGAAAGTGAAGACTTAAACGTAACTGCAACTGATGTAAATGCACTAGAAAGACGTGGGGTGACATCAGTTTCTAATACTGCCACTGCAGTATCTACAACAACTGTAAATTCAGCTTACTAATATGGCAATAGGTAATCATTTATCTTCAGTAATTGATTTTCATGTTCCTGAAGCACTAAGGGATGAAAATCCGCAATTTGTAAAGTTTCTAAAAAGTTATTATCAATTTTTAGAATCAATACAATTATGTTCAACTGATGTTACAGGAACTTTTGTTGAAGGAACTGTGCTTACGGGAACAACAAGTAAAGCAACAGGAAAAATATTATCAGTAGATACCTCAAAAAATTTGGGGGAAGGTGTTTACATTTATGTTCATCCAACTAATGGTTCACATTTTGATGATGGTGAAACAATATCTACTTCTACAGGATCAGCAATATTAAGTCATTATAGAAGAAATCCTTTAAATGCAAGAGATACTACATGGGATTGGTCAGATGTAAATTCACCAAATAATGAATATATTTACAACTATAGACACGAATTGTTTGAAAATTTCCCAGAAAATATTTTAATTGACAAAAAATTATTTGCAAAGCATGTTAAGGAATTGTATCTTGATAAAGGAAATGAACGTTCTTATAAAGCGTTATTTAGATTAGCTTTTGGTCAAGTTAGAGGAAGGCTTAAAGAACATTTAGAATTCTATTATCCAAAAAATGATTTACTTAAACTATCAGACGGACAATGGGTCCAAAGTACGACTTTACAAGTTTCTCAGGTTTCAACCAATTATGATTTTTTAGCAAAAGATGTAGTAGGACAAACTTCTGGTGCTAAAGGGTTCATTACAGAATTGGCGTTAAAGAAAATTTCAACAGTAAATGTTATTGAGTTGTATTTAAAAAATATGATTGGAAAATTTTCTCTTGGAGAAACTATTCAAGCTACAAGTCCTAATTCTGATGGTACTTATGCAAATACAGTATTATTAGGAATGGTTGCAACTGATCCCACAATTAATGCTATTTCTGTAATTAATCCTGGAAATGGTTATACTGGTGATGGTAATGTATTTTTTGAAAATAAAGTTCCATTAGTTGGTGGTGCGGGAGTAGGACAAGAAATTGTTGTTGGAAAAACTAGTAATGACCAAGTTACAAACATTTCTTTAACTGGACGTGGTTTTGGTTATTCAAATAATGATATTGTAGATTTTGATAATACAGGAAAAGATCCACAATCTAGTGCACAAGCAAAAATATCTTCTTTGTTAGAAGGAACAACATCAATTGTTTCCGTTAATGATCAAAAAGTTTATGAATTAACAAACACTCATATAATAACATTATCAACAGAAACAGATATTCCCATAAGAAAGGGATTTTTGTTATCAAACCATTCTGTTTATGATCATGCTTCTTCAACTAAAAGGGGTGTTGTATTAGAAACCTTTTCTAATACAGTTTTTAGATATTCAGTCCTTGATGGTACACCATTTACAACAACTGATTATTGTAATGCTTTTAGAGAAGATGAATTTGCATACACACCACATCTTTTTTCTGCGGTTGAATCAAATTTTGAATATTCAAATGATGTTTATATTAATCAAAGTAATTACAATGATAATAGTTCTAATACAACATATTCTGGAATTTTTGGACAAAGACTAGAAAACTTTACAACGGAAAACCCTAGTAATCTAATAACAGAAGATGGTGATCAATTAATATCAGAACTTTTTAGACCAATAACAAGTTTTTCAACAAGTTTATCAGGAATATTGGATTATTCAGATAAGACTATTGGTCAAATAGGAACAATTGAAATAACAGATTTTGGTAGATTATATAAGGGTACACCAACGGTTTCTATAAAAGTAAATGATGATTTCCAAGAAGTAAATGGATTGCCTGATACTGGCATCGGTCCTTTTGGAAATAATGGTTCTCTAGAGGTAGCTACTATGGGAGGACAAATTCAAGATGTTATTGTTAGAAATCCTGGTGCCGCCTTTACAACTACTGTCCCTCAAATAGACTTTACAGGATTTGGTGATGGAACAGCTAATGCTACATTACTTTTAGATTCAGTAAGATATTATGATGGTTATTATGTTGGAACTGATGGACAGTTAAGTTCACAGAAAAAATTACAAGATAGTAAATATTATCAAGATTTTTCTTATGTCATATTAGCTGACCAAGACATTAACAATTATAGAGATTTAGTTTTAAACACGGTCCACCCCGCAGGAACTGAATTGTTTGGTGAAGTTATTGTTAGATCCGAAATTGAAGCGGCAATGTTTGATCAAGGTAAAAATAGTATTAATACTTTAGATTCTAGAGGATTGACACAGTATAGAGATTTAATGTTGATTATTGAGGCACCATTGATAGATGCTCAAATTCCAGAAAAAACAATTAAGAGTGATAGGAATTGGGATTTCTACATGGAAGTTGAAGAACAAGGAATTATTTATATTGATGGTATTCCATTAAAAAATGGAACAACCGCTACTGTAGCAGCAAATAGAATGGAAACTCATAAAGTTGATAAAGAATCTGGATTTGAAAAAATTTGGGATGATGTTAGATTTTGGTCTAAAATACAAAGTTATGAGTTAGGACAAATTTTTCCACATTACAGCAAAAAATATATTGATATGTCAGATTTCAATATTGCTTCTTCTACAACAGAATTTACATTTACTCATACTTATGAACCAAATACTTTGCAAATATTCATTGGTGATAGATTAGTAAAACAAAGTGATATAACACAAACATCTGGAACTTCTTTTACTTTAAAATTTTCAGGAGCAGATATACAAGGTAGTGGTTCAACACACAATGCACCATTGACAATTATTAGTAGTTATATAAAAGTAAAACAAAGGCCTCAAAATGCAACTGATGGTGGAGCTACAAGTACAGTTTCACATGAAACAACTACAGATGGTGGAGATGCTTATTGGAATACCATATTTAATTCTTCTGTTGACGGAGGAAGTGCTGTTCTTGAAACAACTGGTGCTGGATTATATTTAAGTGATGATGAAACTGTCATGATAAGTTCAAAAGGAACTCTTGGTGATGTTTTAAGAAATCAAAAATTGTTAACAAAAAATGTTAGTATTAAAGATTCAACTGTAACATTAATTAGGAGTGATGGATATTATTTTGATGATTATACAAATTTGACAACAATTTTTGATGGAGCAGATTGGCCAAGAATTTATAAAGTAAGTGATGAATTATGGACAAAAAGCACAATAGAAGTTTTACAAAGTGAAAGAATTGGTTATTATTCAAATGAAAAGATTTATACTTATAATTGGCATAGTCCAACAAATGATATGACAAATATTTTTAGTTCTGATGATGAATTCTTTGTTGATAGAAGAAAATTGGAATCATTGGATAGTATTATTTTGGAAGATGGTGATAGCATTGTTTCAGAACTAAATAATTTTACAATACGAATGGAGGGTGTTATTGTTGGTGGACCTAATGCTACGGACTGGCCATTTCTAATATCAGATTATCAATTTCATACCATAAAATCTGTAGATCCGTATAAAGTAACATTACATCAACCTGTAAGGTATAGAGAAAATTATGGTTGGGATAACAGTGCTTCAAGTATTCCAGCTTTATTTACTTTAGAAAATCAAACAATTATGAAAAGAACATAAATAAACATAAAGATTTATTATAATTAGGAGTAATTAATGCCTGCTTTAGTCACACGAAAATTTAGAGTGCACAACGCCAAACAATTCAAAGAGAGTATCGATGAATCTGCTGCTTGGGGCGGTTCTGGTGTAACAGGATCAGAAGATGCAACAACATTAGATGAACACTATTATACTTTTATTGGAAGAACAACTGTTTGGGACGATGATAATGCACCACCTGATCCAACAGATACAACTAAACAAAATACTTATGAACCTTGGGATACAATGATAGCGGCAAAGAAAATTACTTCCGCTGATGTTTCACACGTTATACCAAGATATAATTGGACTTCTGGAACAGTATATACACAATACAATGATAATGATCATGAATTGCACACAAACACAACAAGTCCGTTGATTGTTATGACACAAGATTTTAATGTGTATAAGTGTATGGATAATGCAAATAATGCAACGTCAACATCACAGCCAATTTCTGTTAGTTCTGAAGCTGGTGCAATTGATGATAAGTATGGTCAAGATAATTATAAGTGGAAATACTTATATACAATTACTGCGGCAGAGGCACTTAAATTTGTGACTCCAAATTATATTCCAGTAAAAACAATAAGAAATGCTAACGCTATTGGAATGACAGGAACTACTGG